TATGATCTGTAAATATCCGGGTGATTTCACTTTATTCCTGATCGGGTCATTCGACTCCGATACAGGCAAAATCACACCCATTAACCCTCAATCACTCGGCACTGGTGTCGAGTACAAAACGGAGTAAAAAATGAAGTCGGTAATGAATTCATCGTTTGCGCGGGTACCTGCTGCAAATATAGCCCGGTCGTCCTTCGACCGATCCCACAAGCATTCGACAACGATCAACGCCGACTACCTCTATCCCATCCTGGTCGATGAGGCCTTGCCCGGCGATACGTTCAATTGTCGGATGAGCCTTTTCGCCAGGATGGCGACTCCAATCTATCCAATTATGGATAACATCTTCCTGGAAACATTCTTCTTCGCGGTCCCTATGCGCCTGATCTGGTCCAACTGGCACAAGTTTCTGGGCGCACAAGATGATCCAGGCGACTCGATCGATTTCACGATCCCAACAATGACGTCAACCACTTCTACTGGCTACGCGGAGCTTTCGCTTCATGATTACCTGGGTATCCCACCAGGCATTCCGGATTTCGAGCACGTTGCGAGTTTCCATCGAGCTTATAACCTTTGCTATAACGATTGGTTTCGGGACGAAAACCTTCAAGATTCGGTTGTGGTCGATACTGGTGATGCAGCATCCGATCCAGCCGACTACGTGCTGCTTAAGCGTGGCAAGCGCCACGACTACTTTACCAGCTGTTTACCCTGGCCTCAAAAAGGAGATACCGCGGTAGCGTTACCGTTGGGTACGATAGCGCCGGTATCGGGAATTGCATTAGCAGATGGTGTTACGTATACGGGAGCAGCGACCAGTTATACTGATTCACTCGAAGCATCGCCCCCATCAGGTAGCGATTGGTCGACTTTGTCGCCGAATTTCATTGTCCAGGGCGATAATACAAATAGTCATCCGAAAATATATGCTGATCTTTCGAACGCAACGGCAGCAACGATCAACGCAATTCGCCTGGCAGTAACAACACAGCAGTTCCTGGAGCGTGACGCCAGGGGCGGCACCAGGATCAACGAAATAATTCTCAGCCACTTTGGCGTGACGGTACCGGATTACCGAGTCCAGCGCCCTGAATACCTGGGCGGCGGCTCGGAGAAAGTCAATATCAACGCGGTACCGCAAACCAGTCAAACCGCAACAACACCACAAGGTACTATGAGCGCCTTCGGTACGGTCTTTGCCAGTGGCCACGGCTTTAACAAGTCGTTCACCGAGCATACGATCATACTCGGCCTGGTTAATATCAGGGCCGATCTCACCTATCAGCAAGGCGTGGAACGCATGTGGACACGCTCAACCCGCTATGATTTCTTCTGGCCTGAATTCGCCAACATCGGTGAGCAAGCTGTATTACAGCAAGAAATCGAGCTTACCGATCCTGCTGGCGCCACTAATGAAAACGTCTTCGGGTACCAGGAGCGCTACGCCGACTACAAATTTAAGCCCAGCAGATTATCAGGCTTATTTCGGTCCGCGGCCACTGGTACGCTCGATCCCTGGCACCTATCTGAAGAACTTTCAACACCGGGCCTCGATGCGACGTTCATCGTTTCAAATACTCCAATGGCCCGGGTCGAAGCGGTACCCAGTGAACCTGACTTCATCCTGGACACGTACTGTAATTATAATTGTGTCCGGCCCATGCCGCTTAAGTCTATTCCTGGTCTGACGAGGTTCTAATTATGGGTCTCTTAAGCAAAAAAGGTATTGCTGGGATTGGTGCTGGTGGTTGGTCCACTCTTACGGGTGCGCTCGCCGGTGGTAGCTCTTTGATTGGCGGATATATGCGCAATAAGGCGCAGGAAAAACTCGCCGACAAACAAATGGATTTTCAAGAGGAAATGTCTAATACAGCGGTTCAGAGGCGTGTCCAGGACATGCGGACCGCTGGTATCAATCCTATTCTGGCGGCGAATAATGCCGCCAGTACTCCACCCGGCTCAATGGCTCATCTAGAGGAAATCGTTTCTCCTGCGGTAAACAATGCGCTAAGCGGCTCGCGTACTATTGCGCAAAACGAAAAGACCTATAAGGATATCGAAATGGTCGACAAACTTATGGCTTCGGCAGAAGTCCAGGAGGACATTATGGACTACCTTCAAAGTACTACCGGCAACCTGGAACAAATATCAGACACTATTACCGACAAAATCGGTGAAATGCTTTTTATTGATTACCAGAATATGGAAGCTATCAAACGAAATATCCAGAGCTTGGCTCAGAGCATCCACGAGATGCCTAATAATATAGCGGACAAAATGAAAGATTTTAAACAAGGCATCCGCGATATCATTATTACGATTCAAGATGAAGATTCACAAAACTTCGGCCTAGAGGGCCTAACGCCATGACAGACCCTATTGTAAAAAATCGCTTCTCCCCCTCTCAAAAGGTGGTTTCACCACCTTCTAAACATCGTGCTCAACAGCAGTTCAAGGATGACTGCGATATCAACACGATTATGAGGAAATTCCAGAAAACAAAAGCAATGGATCATGTGACGATCCATGGCGCGGACTATGGCTTTGCCAGTCCGCTAACCCTACAAGAATCACTCAATACTGTGATCAAAGCCCAAGAAATGTTCGACGATCTGCCCTCGTCCCTACGTAAACGATTCGATCACTCACCTTCGGTGTTCTTAGAATTCGTTCAGGACGAAAACAACAAAGCAGAAATGGCCGAACTTGGGCTACTCAACAAAGCGGCCTCTTTGGCCGCTCAGGCTCCCCCAGAGCCACAACCTACAGTTAAGGAACCCGAACCGGTTCCTACTGAATAAACCCCTCAGGGTTGGAATTCCTCCCCATTAGGCCCCTTCACCGGGGCCTTTCTTTCTTGACGGAAGTCTTTTATTCGCGAAGCGAATGTTAATACAGACATGATGCGTCTTTCGCGAAATGGTCTATATGCACAGTTCTCTACTTGATGTAACTGTGCTAAGTGACACCAAAAGGTGGAACGCTACAAAAAAACCTGCTATAAAGGCAAAAATGCCAGTCAGAAAATTAGAAGATATACCTAAATATGAACCTGAATTAACTTTTCAGGAAATCGCCGATATTCTGGGTTTATCAAATCAAGCAGTATTCGAAACTTATACCAGGGCGATAATTAAACTCCGCAAAATCATCAAAGAGGAACAAATATGAAAAAGCGTCATTACAGAGGCAAGCCAGGCAAATCATTCGGTCGCTCGGCGCTTCGAACTCACAAGTTCAACATTCCCCGGCTCAACGTCATGCGCGGAGGTATCCGACTCTAATGGTTGAAAAAGGATCCTGGAAAACAAAGAAAAAGCCCTTTCGGGGCTATCCCATAGCCCGGCAGCCTTACCGCTGGATTGACAAAAAACGCAACAAAAGAAAGAAACGGTGAATGGCCTGCTTTCACCCGTTAACGGCCGCGCGCTGGGTGACCAATGGCAAGCCGACCTCAAGACCGGTATTCGGAAGTGCTATACAGCCAGGAATGACCCACCTAAAACTCCCTTGTGGGCAGTGCATCGGCTGCAAGTTGGATCGATCTCTTATGTGGGCTACCCGAGCGATACACGAATCGCGATCTTACGATCAAAACTCATTCATCACACTGACCTTCTCAGACGAGAAGATGCCATTAGATCGCTCGCTCTCTTTAAGAACTTTTCAGCTCTTTGCAAAAAAATTACGCAAAGCCCTGGAACCCAAGAAAATCAAATTCTTCCATTGCGGTGAATACTCCCCCCAAAAACGGCGACCAATCGGCCCCTTTAATTACTGGGAATTTCTCGGTGAAGGCCAACGACCACATTATCATGCGTTACTGTTCAACCATGATTTCGATGATAAAACGGTGTGGAGTGTGCGCAACGATATTCCTATTTACACTTCTGACTTTCTTACTGATATATGGGGGCAGGGTTTCACTACGGTTGGAGAGCTCAATTTTGAATCAGCCGCCTACGTCGCAAGGTATACCATTAAGAAAATCAACGGAAAGCGAGATCAGCAACTAGATGAAAACGGACTACGACCCTATGAACGCGTATGCCCCATCACGGGAAACATCACGGAAGTTGCGAAGGAATACGCAACAATGTCTAATGGAATCGGCAAGGATCATCTTCTTAGCTATACTTCTGATGTTTATCCTCTCGATCACGTGGTAATTAACGGATTCGAGCGGCGGCCGCCCAGGTACTATGACGACTTGTACGATCAAATTAATCATGACTCCATGGAGGAAGTCAAACAACGACGCGTTTCTAAAATGCGCGACCATGCCAAGGACAATACGCCTGCCCGTTTGGCAGTACGGGAAAAAGTTAAGCAGGCGCAACTCAAAATGTTAAAGAGGGAATTAGAATGAAACGAGACAGAACAGCGATGATAGTCGCTTACCTTATCCGCCATTATTTGTATTCGGACGATCATCAAGATTCGTTCGATATGGCGTTGGACCTTATCGCCCAGGAAGAACTGGAAGAAAGGGAATCGGAACAGCAGCAACTTCCCCTGGGTGATTATCCACCAGGAGTGCCGCGCTCATGAATTTTCAAATCTTTTCAGTTTATGACGTAAAAGCAGAATCCTATGGGACGCCAATGTTCCTGGCAGCAAAAGGCCAGGCAATTCGCTCCTTCCAGGACCAGGCTAATACAGCTGAATCTATGATCTGTAAATATCCGGGTGATTTCACTTTATTCCTGATCGGGTCATTCGACTCCGATACAGGCAAAATCACACCCATTAACCCTCAATCACTCGC